TAATTAATATCCCTGTTAATGGGGGAACTATAAGGTCTATTTCTTGATAAGGGGTATAATCGTGGCCTGATTCAACAATAAACGCATATACTAAAACATTATTAAAATATACTTTCCACTGAAAATCATATGTAACGTTCGCAGGTTCAAAACTCACGGGTTGGAATAAAGCTCTAATGGTACGGTTACCCGTTGTAAAATCTAAAAGGTTGTATTCTTGAGATTGGACTGCACCCACATCCACTACACCACTATATGCAAATACGTGATCACCAACGTAATTTAACTCTAAACCTGTGCCTGCAGTTACATTACTACTCGCATAACCAATGCCCTCGGGCATTTTTACTCGAATGTGATCGTGCAGCTAGAATCGATTGTTGCCGCAGTTGTTACCGCAACCTGAATATCCAAAGTGTTTCCAGAAGTTACGCCCAGTGCGGTCTTTTCCTGAACTACGCAATTTGCTACGCCAGTTCCACCACTTGCGGCCTGTGCGATCGCAGGACCCATAAACGTAGCGTCGCCCTCTTGGAGGGCTGTCCCCGTTAACTTGAAACCTGAACAGAAATCCGCTCCAGTTCCAACGCTACTAATTCCCATTGATATGGAACTTATTTGCGATACTCCAGAAGGCACAACCAGGCTAAGCCCCGATGATGCAAACTGATTATTCATGCTCTGGAAAGAAGTTGTGGCTGAAAGTGCCGCTTCTGTCCGTGTTACTACTATTGCCATTGTTTATGCCCTCACTTTAATTGGTCCCAGGGAAGCCAATACAGGCGATCCCCGTGATAATGTTTTAACCGCAACCTTGGCAACCATACTCCCTATGAGCGTTTTTATGATCGCTTCTTTATTTTTCTTTGCGGCCTTTGATAAAGTGTTTAATCCTGCGTTAAGATTCCCTGCTAAAAGAGATTGTACCGCCGTCCCTGCCTCTACTTGTGAAATTAATGCAAGTGCAGTTCCCGTTTCAATTACATTTATTCCAAATTGCCTTGGAGCTCTCCTTCTTGATCGTGCACGTCTTCGTACCATGCTTACTCATATATGAGTAGCTACTTAAAATAAAGGGACGGCCCTTTTTCAATTAATAGACGACCGCTACTTCTCAAGCATATAGGTGATTACCTGCGTTTTATCATCACCACAGTCGATACAGGTCCAGTCATCGCCTTCTTTCTGCTCATATTCCTTATAGTTACTGCAACCCGTACACCAGGTGATCGGGCCGTGCTTCTGCTTTTCCTTTTCCATATCTACAAGCATCGCCTTTCTGAGTAAACCGTTAATAAACTTGGATGCCTTCATGTTCTTCTCATTGCAGACTTTCTCCAGATACACCAATTCTTGAAGCCCCAGGGTAAACGACTTGCTTGCTACAAGTTCTTTTTTACGTCCCATTATTCAATCACAACCTTATGATCTCCATAACACGCTTTGCAATGATTCGTACTGGTCAAACCAACATTTCCACAATGCAAGCAACGGACTTCGTCTAAGTTTCTCTCCATAGAATAAACAATAGGGAGAGGGGGTTAATATAATCGCACTACTATTCTATTAATAACAAAAATGTATAAATAAAAATAAATAAAAATAAGCCTATTTCACTTTAATTAATAGTAGTATTGTTTTATTTTATTATTTTAACCCTAGTTTAGTCCTGTTCTGGGGCTGTTTTACCCCTACTTCGGGGTCATTTTGGGTGTTTATAAGCCCTTCTAAGCCACTTCTTTTCATTAACATCTCTGCGACTAGCCCCATTATGGGGTTATCTTTGGTTATAGCTTTAATTGTACTTTGGCCTGTAGACTCGTCTAATTTTTTGCTAGCCGCACCCAGGGAACCAAAAAAAGAAGATTGAAAAGTTTCCAACATTCCGTGGGTCCGTTCTTCTATCTCATCTATAATGGGTTCCAAAATAATTAAGAGATCTTCATCACTTTCAGTTGACTTTGCCCATTCAACCCACTTATCCTTACTCAGTTTAGCGATATAATGACTTATTCCAAAATAGAATAATGACCAGGCGATAAAGTACCCCAATAGTTCTAAAGCTGAAATAACCACTACAGACCAAGGCCTTCTTCTGCTCTTGTTAAAGCGGTTTCCTTACCATAGGTCGGACGTACTACAATACTTACGAAATCAGTATCACGAACTTTTTTATCCCGTCCAAAAATAGAGGGTTTTTCTGGTCTAGGGGTAAGACCTGAATCCTGAACCAATTTCAACAATGCAATTATAGCGCCTAAATTCATTTTTTCACGTACTTATCGTAAAAGTCACGAGTTTCTCCCTTGAATAATACGGGGCCTACTCCAGGAAGTATAAGCTCACTCACTGCTTCGTTTAAATCTTTTAGAAAAGTCACAGACTCAATAGCTTCTTCAACGCCTTCGGGAATTTTAATTCCAAGCTGAGGATCTTGTTTTCTTAAAGCCGCGAGTATTATAGGTATTATTAGAGGTAAAGATGCAAGCAAAGCAGCTCCTCCAATAAGTTTAGGCGTGCTTTCATTGCCTAAAAATGTATTTATATTTTCGTGTATCTTGTATCTGGATAAAGCGTCACGCTCTGCAGCTGTCAGTTTCTCAATCTCTACGTCTATTGGTACTGCTTCGTAAGCCATTAACGCCTCTTCTTCTTTCCCTGTGGAGTTTTACGGAAGGCGATCGCCATCTTCTTTAGGTTTAGTTTACCGTTACGATATCGGAAGCGTGGCTTCTTGGAATTGGCTTTAACGTATTTGTTCCAGGCTGATAGTTTACGTTTTGGTTTTGCTTTCTGTAAAAAAGGATCGTCTACTCGTTCCTCTATTGGTCGGCCCCTATAACTATAATCTTTATCTCTATAAGCTCTCATGCCATCCTGAAACCCCATCGAATAATACTCACGTTCTCGCTTTGTGGGCATTATTGCACCTCTTTACCTTCTAGAACTACGGTCATACTGCCAGTGGGGCCCTGTGCAAGGATCTTCATGCCCGTATTGGGTGGGATCGTATAGTATAAGTTAGGGAATTGGGGCCCGACACCTGCATCAATGATTAGGAATTTGCTAACGTGGAGGGCCTCCCCGTTTCCCTGTACGGTCCAGGAGAGAGCATCACCCGCAGAACATCCGCTATAATCGAGAGAGACGTTGGTGACGACACTATAGAACCTATTAGGAGAGATAAAATCCAATAAGGTTGTACCGCCTGCGGTTAATGCTTCTAGGCCGCTCCAGGCAAAGACATGATCACCAAAGAAGTTCAGGGTCGGCCCCGTCGAAAGGGTCATAAATGTATCTTACCTGTGAATACAGCCCCTAAGTCATAACCAGCACTAGCCTGCGGATTTTGAGCTGTAATTAATATCCCTGTTAATGGGGGAACTATAAGGTCTATTTCTTGATAAGGGGTATAATCGTGGCCTGATTCAACAATAAACGCATATACTAAAACATTATTAAAATATACTTTCCACTGAAAATCATATGTAACGTTCGCAG